GTCGAGGAAGAGATTCGCCAGAAGGCTAACTAAGGATATGACTATGAGGCGATTTAAGTCAGGACGCGAAATACGGGAAGAGAAGCTCAGAAAGGCTAACGCTAAAGCGATCATAGAACAAATGGACAACGTAGAGGAAGACGGTACATTGAAGGGCATATGCTTCAGAAACATTAAGGGGGTATGTTATCTGGTTGCTAATGACCCAGCACCTTGCCGCGGGATTTGTGTCAACTGGAGAACATTCAAAAGGAGCAAGGACGGAAAGGGCTATATGGACTGGTACGATTTGATAGAGGAACGGACAAGTGCCTTCACTCATGATAACCGAGTAATACAGACAACGTTCGGGGGAGCAGATTATGAAGATGATGCAGGTGAATCCTAAGCTGAGGGTGATATTGGAAGAGAATGGAAGACTAGGAGTCTATGACATCTTGTACGAGAGCCCGGATTATTACGGCGAAGTGACAGTACAGACATATTTCGGAGAGGACCAAGGAAAGGTAGTAGTAAACTTCTTCGCGAGGCTAGGAGTCGTACCGGTGTGGATAATGAATGTCATAGGTGGTGAAAAGAATGCCGAGAAAGAAGGAAATTGAAGCAGCATGGGATGTGCACGATGAGATACCCGAGAAGTTTGGATGTGAGCAAGAGGGTGACTGGAAGGGAGAGCACAGCAGGTTTAACACCGTATGTCAGAGGCTCGTGCTAAAATATGCCATCGAGCACCCGATCCCAAGACAGTTGACGAAGGTCGAGAAGCCCGTAAAGATCAAGTGTGATGTGTGCAAGAAGCTAAAAGCAGAAAGCAGAATGGTAGAAGTGGAAAAGATAGAGACAGTGAATGGCGAAAAGAAGATAGTAACTAAGAACTACTGCGAGAAGTGCTGGCGGAGAACAGAAAAGAGGATAAAGCAAAAGGGGGCACAGACGCAAGGGCCAAACTAACAAACTAACTGTCTTCTTCCCCTGCCCCAGCGTCATCTCTCTCTGTGATTTTGATTAATGTTGCGGGCCTACCGCCTCGTAGACCTGACTTCTCCTTAATAAACTCAATGCGACCTTGACGTCTGAGTCTTTCCAGCAAATAAGAGCTTTGTTCATATTCTAGTCCAAAGTCAGTAAGCCTGTTCTTAACCTGTGTGATGGTGCACATGTCCATCTCACGAACGACATTGTACACTTCCGTCGTTTCGGCGCCCTTCTTGATATCTTGTCGCCAGTCATATATCTGTTTGAAAATCTGTCCTAATTCCATATCCATGCTGACGCTAAGAACTTTATCTCCGCCATTCTGCAATGCCATAGTGTAACCGGCGGCAATCCTCTCGTATAACATTTCTTCAAAGTGCGGAATACTTAGCCTATCTAACTTTGAATATATAGACTTATCGAACGAGATCCTCTCAATCGTCTTAGCAGTGTCAATCATCTTCTTGAGATTCGCCTTTAAATTATACAGAACTGTTGTACTTGGAAACGCTGTTTTCGCTAAACGCCTACAGTCCTTAATCTCATTAGACTCAGCTCGCGATGGTACAAAGTATATGAAGATAAATCTTCTTCCTAATCCACTTGTGAGATTGAATCTTGCGGGTTGACTTCCTGTAAACAGCGTCAAGTCAGTCATATACTGTATCTTCCCCAGCGCAAGTCGCTTAACCACATACCCAGAGTCAAGAGCTGTAAGCATTGCACTATCGAGGTTAACGCTATGCTCCTGCTTCATGGCGTTAGTCAAAACAGCGAACTCATCGATGCCCAGGATTCCTTCCCTATGATCGTATGCAGCGCCGAGCTGTTTTACAGGCTCTCCATTAACAACTTTAATGGTACCCGAAAATCCAGCTTCCGTATTATGTGTAATTACATCACTGACAATGAAGTTATGCCATCGCTCAACGGACAAATTAAAAACGTCCATAATACCAAGAGACTCAACCTTCACGATTTCGTCCCAATAGACCCTTGAGGACTTTTCATCACTACTATCGATAACTCTTATCTTCCAACACTGATCAAACCACACATGTGATTGAATCCCATTTCTCACTAATAAGGTCTGTGCTCCTCTTACTAAGTTCTCTGATGGGCTACTGAATGTGTCTGCTTGATAAGAGCCACCATCAAATAAGCCGCGTAAAAACTCACGTACAGATTCCTTTCCCCACGTGAACACAACATCAGGTATACACTGTTTCATATGAACCTTTTGCCCCAACCTGTAAGCTTTATCGCATTGCCCTCCCTTAATGTCTAAACTTCTTATGATAGCAACTCTACTACCTACATTCAGCTTTCCAGCTTCCATCCATCCATTAGCAGTCAGCAAAGGGTGATTATCCGTGACTTGTATAATTCGACCACTTCGCAAAGTAATTTGTAATACATTTCCCTTCATCTTAAAAACACCAGAAACTCTACTCGATGTTTGTTTCCACTCATCATCGATGCAGATAACCTCTTCACCACCTTTGAAGCTCTCGATATTCATCCTAAGACCATTAGATAACTGTACTTGTTGTCCTGCAGGTAAGCACATCGCACCCTCGAAGCCTACTTGTAACTCTTCACATCCGCCCGCAATGCTAGTTGGACCATCGATAAACTTCTGAAGCATCAATGTCTTCATATACCCTGGAGGTGCGCAGAAGAAAACGTGCGTTCGCAAGTTTCCCAAACGACCGTGCTCAAGGTAAAACTCCCTCTTCCTATTCTCTAAGTTAAGCACATGACTTCCTATCGCACAGATAAATGGAGCAGCAAACCTACTAGCAAATGCAATCTTGCATTGCTCGAGGTACCTCAGTGAGTTGTGATAAAATGAATCCTCCATTGCATCACGTACCTAAAGACTCATTCCTTATTAAACAAATTCCAAATGAGCTTCGCGGTCTCAGGTCCGATACCATCGACGGACTGCAGATGCTCTGGTTCCGCAAGAGCGATCCCCTTCAAGGTCTTAAACCTGTCAAACAGCCTCTTGACCTTGGACTGTGTGAGCCCGGGAACCGTTCTTTGCAACATCTTCTTAGCGTCATACATCTCGTACTTCGCAGCAAGAGTCCGTTCCTCTCCCCATTTACCTTCACTAATCTTAGTGCATACCCTATACGCAACCTCAATCAGAGACCTGTCGTCCGGAAACCACATGACACCGATTCTCTCTCTCACTATGATACTGGCCAATGTGCCATAGACAACCGACGTATTTATCTGCATGTTCAGCTGCTGTTTAAACTTCCACTGAAGCTCGTCCAGGCTTCCACTTATAAAGAGGAAACATATCTCATGCAACTGCTTCAGTCTTTTAACCTGGTCGAAGATTCTTCCGCTCTGAATGCTCTGCACAAGGTCGTTGATCGCTTTTCTCTCGATACCAACGACCTCTGCTGCAGGACTAGTATTTCTCCTCAACACTATGTCAGCGTTAAGCGTAGTTACCCTGTGCGGAATGTCTTTCTGCTTGACCAGATTTCTAAATGGTTCCTTTTCCCGTGTATCAATCAAAAATTCCCATCCAGGCTGCACCATGTATAAAACCCCTGTTGAGCTTGGTAATTCTATATATGAATCCTAATATTTAAATTTACATAACTTTCGTAAATGCGGGCACACGAGAGGCAGAAACCTATAAATAGTAGGAAGCCAATATTATGATGTCACCAAAATTAATAAACCCATGAAAAGGGGCGGTGAACATGGAAGAAGAAGATACAAGGGTGGTGGTGCCAGAGGATGAGGAAAAGCAGCTAATATTTGATACGGTTCTGGCGCAAAATGGACAAGCCACAATAAAGAAGGAAATACGGGAGCGATTGAACCTTGAGCCTGGGTTTAGACTCTATCTCAAGGTGTTGAAGGTCATATCTCCAGACGGCAAAACGACGTATGAATCACTGGAGATAACACAGCAGTAGATTGCGAGGGGTAACCATGTTGGAGGACAAACTGAACAGCGATAAGGACATAAAGGGCCAGTTGAATGCCCTAGCGACGCGCTGCGAGAAAAAGCTGGGTATAAAGGCAGCGCTGGTTGTGAGCGAGTTTGAGAACGCAGTCAAGGAGATTAGGAAGAAGCTTCCAGCCCTTGACGAGAAGACCGCGATGAAGAGAGCATTCGTCAAGGTCAAATCTAAGTATAAGCAGGAGCTTAGGTCGGATGCCGAGTTCTTCGAGGGCATCGTTCTAGGTGTCAATGAGCCCTTCGATATGGTGCGGAAGGCCAGGCAAGAGGCCAAGGAAATTTGGGCGACTGACCAAGCAAAAGCCATCCGCGAGGGCTGGTGCGATGTGAACGGTAACCCGCTTGATCGCAAGGAGACGTACGCGAGCGGAAGCCCTAACAGGAACTTCGGAAAGCCGCTCCCTGAGCACAGCTACATACAGAACGTGTTCGGGTTGTGCAGGAAGCAGGGAGAGAAGGACTTCAAGGTCTTTAAGATGGCCTTGGGTGAGAACCTGGCTGGTAAGCTCAAGATACCCGTGATGGCGCCAGTACAGTTCAGGGCTAATGTTGCCCAGAACCAGCGGGACCCAAACGTGCTCAGCTTGAACCCGTACTCAAGGATGGAGTTTACGAAGCTTCCAACTCCTGAGGGCTTCGACATGCTGGACATCCTCGAACATAGACAGCTCAAGCAGTTCACGGCAGAATTGAATGAGATAGCGGAGTATCATAACCGCGTCTCAGGGGACCCGCAGAGGGTTGTCATCACGCAGGGCGATGTACAGCACATCGCTTCTGAAGCAAACCCTGTGACGGGCAACAGGATGATGGTACTTGACGACGACACACTGGGTGAAGAGGACAACGGCGTCACGTGCTGGATTCCGCCGCACCTTCAGGACCAGATCGACTTTGGTGCTGGGTCGCGTGTCATCGTGGTCGGGAGCACAACGGAGGCAGAGTTCCAGGAGGGCGTGAACTACCTTATTAACGTGACAGGGTTTTACGCCTTGCCGGAGTACAAGCTTCCACCGGATGAAGTGCCTGCAAGCGTCGTGACCAGGAAAGACATGAAGCAGGTCAGGTAGGGAGGATAACCTGAGGTGATTTTTATGTCGGGCAATGGAAGTGGCTGGTCGTTCGCGGGAAATGCAAAAGAAGAGATGCCCGAACCTCAGGTTTTTTCCAATGACCAGGTCGAGCAGTGGTTCAAAGCAGGGAAGAACACCGCAGCTTCAAAGGTCTGTGCAGTTCTGTACGGACACGATGGAGTTTGCAAGACTGGCGCTGCCATGGATTGTTACAGTGAAGAGGACATCAAGGCAGGAAAGCAGATAATTGTCTTTGACCTCGATGGCAGCGCTGGTCCTATTAAGTCAAAGTACCATAAGGACGTCGATAACATTGTCGTATTTGACCCGTTTGTGCTGACGCCTAAGGGAGAGATAGACTATGTGTCGACGTACAATAAGATATTGGCAGCGACAAGGTACTTGACTGAAAAAGAGCGGGAAATAAACCTGCATGCCGTCATCTTTGACGGCCTCGACACATTGCTCAAAATCTGCGAGTATGTGATGAGGTATGAGGACCTAAAGCTAGACCCAAACACACAGATAAAAGACTCGTGGCAGTGGCAAAGGAGAAACAGGCGCTATCAGACCGTCGTTCTTCTGCTAAAGAAACTCAAGTGCATGAAGTTCTTTACTACACATCTCAAGGAAGAAAAGAAGTGGAGATCAGCAGGAGACAAGAGAGAGNTGGTGACGGAAGGATATCACCCTGACTGGGAGAAGGGAACCCCGGGGATGATGTTCCAGAAGATTCTGCTCGAGAGGAAGTCGGTTCCTGACGAAGGAATGGTGGTGTTTGAAGCCACGATGGAGAAAGCGAAAGGTGCCTTGCATCTCGAAGGAAAAACCTACACTGTTGCTTGTGTCAAAGGCGGAGAAACTGAGTGGTACGGTCTTAAGCAAATGATAAAGGAGCTCGAGACCGAATCCGCTTAGGCTCCGCTTGTTTTTGTTGGTGATAAGCATGAGGTACTACGCTATCGCGCCGAGAAATGGCTTAAGTGTCATTAAGGATTACACTCATTTTCTGGTTGTCGCTCAGTGGTTGAGAGACCAGAAGTATAGGGTTTTCTTCAAGTCAAAAGCTGCAGATGGAGCACAGATAATTTTGGATAATGGGGCGTACGAGTATGGAGAAGCAATGCAAGACGATGAGTTTCTGCTCTTCGCTGCACAGCTAAAGCCAACTATTGTTGTTGCTCCAGATGTATTTAGGGATTATGCTAAAACAATCCAACGCGTCGAGGGATTCTTTAAGTTGGTGAATGACAGATGTCTTGAGTCACAATTCGAGATTATGGGAGTGCCGCAAGGGAAAACCGTTAAGGAATGGGTAAGATGTTTCGAAAGGCTCAGCGAAATATGTGATGTGATAGGATTACCGGTCGCTCAGTTTGGCGATAGGTCGGGAGTTGTAAGGAACTTTCTCGCGAGAAACGTGGACGATAGAACAACACCAAGGATACATTTACTTGGGTTGTGGAGTCCGCATGAACTGGGAATGTATAAGGGTGTGACGCGAGTACAGAGCATAGATACAAGTTTGCCGTTTAAGTACGCGGAAAGGGGGTGGATGTTAGAGAAGCCTAGTGGCTGGATTGGCGTAGAGATACAAAGTGACGCTCCATGCGATTGGAAGATGGATTGGGAGGCTAAATGGGCGGAGGGAGGATCGCTAACACATTCTTTGAAGGTAGCGAGACACAATTTCAACGTCCTCAGGGAAAGGTGCGAGAGTGTCTGAAAAATACATCCTTATGGCAGCAGATTACACTGTCCGCAGGGGTAGTCCTGAGATTCATCTTTTCGCTCGTAATGACCGTGGGAAAGAAAGATTGGTGGTAACGGACTGTAGACCCTACTTTTATGCTCCCTGGGAATCTTGCAAGGAGATCGCTGAAGGGCCATTCACCGCGGTAGACGGTACACAGGTTGGAAAGATCTATACGGTCCTTCCAAGAGAGGTCCCAGAAATGGCAAAGCGTTACAGGCCATATGAGGATAAGATTCCATTTGCTTTGAGGTGGCTAATTGATAAGGGGATTAAGACATCATTCGAAGTGAAGGATGGCGTCTGTGAACCCTGTGAGGATTTTCACTGCAAGATGCAACCACTGATACTAGATACTGAGATAGAGGTCACGCGAAAAGGAGATCAGTGGTCAACAATTCAGGATGCCATAATGGGAAAACAGATGATTCTGTCAGTATGCTACGAGATGAATGGAAATAGGGTAACGTATACCGCGAAAGACGAGCTTGAGGAGCAAAGGCTACTGACAAAGTTGATGAAGGACATCGATACCTTAGACCCCGATGTGTTGTCCGGGTGGAACGTATCATTTGACTTGAGTTGTATCTTCAATAGGTGCATTCACCATGGATTAGACCCGCATGCGATTTCTCCTATGCACTGGGTTGATGTAAGGGAAAGAGAGGTACATGTTGCAGGGAGGAATGTATTCGACCTAAGGGAGGGTTTCAGAAAGTACTTCCAGGGAAGGACGTTTGACAGCTACGCACTCGAGCAGATAGCAGAGCGGGAGGAGTTCTTAAGCTACCCTGTAGATGATTTTGATTACAGGACCTACATGAATAGGGATCACTTGGATATGATAAAGCCATACAATGAAAGGGATGTTGATAGGACAGTGAAGCTCAACGAGATGTTGGAGCTAATTGATCATTTTGATGGAATTAGGAGAGTCGCAGGATGCAGGCTCGAGGATACAATTAACACGAGTAAGTACGCGGACATTGCCACCTTGAGGAAGTTTCACGGACGTTACGTGCTAGGAACAAAGGGAGCGTATGGAAGGAAGAAGGAGAAGGTTGAAGGAGCAATGGTACTGAACCCTGTAAGAGGAGTTCATAAGAACGTGATAGTGATTGATTTTTCGGGAATGTATCCGACAATTATAATGTCAAACAACATTTCGCCAGAGTGCCTATGCTCAGGAGACGAAGGAGATGTGTTCGAGATAAATGGGGTGTACTTTAGAAAGAAACCGCGGGGCATAGTTCCAGAGATGATAGAGGAGTTCATGAGACACAGAAAGAATATCAAGAAGGAAATGAAACAGTATGATAGGACGCATCCTATGTATAAGGTGCTAGACCTGAGGCAATACAGCATTAAGCAAATGATTGCAGCGATATATGGGTACTTTGGCTTTCCAGGAAGCAGATTGTACTATCCTCAGATTGCGAATAGCATAACCGCAAGAGGGAGAGAGTACCTGTTACGAACAGTTAAATTCATCGAGGATAAGGGTTATAGGGTAGTGTACGGCGATACAGATTCTCTGCTGATAAAGGTAAAAGGGAACATGGTTGAAGAGGGAAAGATGTTGATGGATGCAGTAAACCAGTTCTGGGAACAAGAGGCAAAGCGAATCGGGATGTATCAGCCACCGATCATTGAGTTTGAGACAGGGTACAATAGCATCTTGCTGAGTGCAAAAAAGCGGTACGCTGGCAGATGTACTTATTACAAAGGCAAGCAGACCGATGAGATAATAATGAAAGGATTCGAAGCTAAGCGATCGGATAGCGCATTGATAAGTCGTAAGGTACAAAAGGATGTCCTGAACTTGATATTGAATGAAAAGTCAGAGAGGGAGATACGGGAGTACATAAAGCAGGTGGACATTCGTAAGCTACCCTTCGAGGAAGCAGGAATACCGGACCCGCTAAGACAACCACCTTCGATGTACGCGAATCAAGCTTCAATATTGCACGTGTTCTATGCTAATAAGTACCTTGGGAAAAACTTTCAGGAGGACTCAAGACCGTACGTATTTTTCATAAAGACAGTGAAACCTGGACTGCCTGCAAGCATTCCGTTGAAGTGTGGAAAAACGAACAAGATAAAGTGGTATAAGGTTGATAGGGTTGCTCTTGAAAGTGAAAAGGACCTAGAGGAATGGAAAGAGTATATTGATTGGGAGGTGCAGGCGGAAAAGGTACTAGAAAGGAAGTTGGAACCAATCTTATCTGCATTCGGCATCTCAATCTCAGAGGTAAAGAGTGACCAGAAGCAAACGACACTGGAGGGTTTTTGATGGATAGAATGAGAATGTTGAAAGCCATCGATGAGTTTATGATGAAGTATCCTGCGACAGAAGAAGAGGTCATAGCACTCCTCGAGAGGGAAGGCGACAGGAAAACAACCGGAAAGCCGCTCGATATGCTCGAGGACATCTTTGAGAGGAATAAAAGGTTTACGGACTTTGCGCGAGCAAATGCTCCGAGGACTGATATGCCGGAGGAAGAGCTTGAGGAAAAGAAGGCTAAGGAGGTCATGTTCCTAAGGAACTGCATAGCGATGTTCTCGGAAGTTGTAGAGTATACAAACGAAGGACCCTGGAAGTGGTGGGGGAGGGGAAGGTGGCAGATGAACAGAGAGAAGGCTCTCGAGGAGCTAGTAGACCTGTTGCACTTCTTCATGATAGCAGTCGATGACCTCGGGTTTAGTGCTAAGGATATATACGAAGCGTATGTAAAGAAGAACAACCACAACTGGAGACGGTTTAGGGAGAAAATTGGTTGGGGTCAGACAGACAAGGAGCACCAGGATAGCCCATAGGTGATTGCATGACGGTCGAAACACCAGAGGAACTGGCACAGCTGATTGCTGAAAAGTTCGGTGGAAAGTTTAAGATAAGGGTTCATTTGGGAGAGAAGTACGTGTGGATATTCATTCAAAGGACGGAGGTGAAAAAGGATGGATCTCACCCCATTTGCGAAGAAGCTACTGGAGCAGCGGTACCTACAGACCAGAAATGATATAATGGAAACACCGGACCAGATGGCCAAGAGGGTCGCGAAGGAAATAGCGAAAGCAGAAAATCCAGAGCAGAGGACCATATGGGAGAAGAGTTTCTATAAGATGATCGACTCCTTGCTATTCTTGCCTAACAGTCCTACGCTCGCAAATGCTGGGAAAACGGATCAACTGCTCTCTGGGTGTTTTGTGCTACCCATCGAGGACTCGATGGACAGTATTTTCAGTCGCCTACGAGATATCGCCATGATTCAGAAGTTTGGTGGCGGAACAGGCATGAGTTTCAGCAGGATAAGGCCACGAGGAGACCCCGTTTCAACGACCCGAGGTGTAGCCTCCGGACCCGTCGCATTTATGGCAGCGTATAACGGCGTTACGGAAAGTGTTAAGCAGGGCGGAATGAGAAGGGGCGCCAACATGGGGATATTGAGAGTTGACCACCCGGACATTTTGGAGTTTATCACTTGTAAGGATGCTGAGGGAAAATTGCCTAACTTCAACATAAGTGTGGCGGTAACCGATGAGTTTATGGACTTAGTGCAGTCAAATGGAAAGCTAGCGCTAAGGAACCCAAGAAGTGGACAGATTGCAGATACAGTGGATGCCAAAGCACTATTCGAGAAGATAGCTTTTCAGGCATGGAAGAACGGGGAACCAGGGGTGTGGTTCATAGATACAACGAACAGATACCACAAGGTGGAAGGCATAATCGAAAGCACTAACCCTTGTGGAGAACAGCCATTGCTACCTTTCGAAAGCTGCAATTTGGGTAGCATCAACCTCGCTAAGATGGTGAGGAATGGGAGTGTGGACTTTGAGCTGTTGACGGAAACCGTCTATACAGCGGTAAGATTCCTGGACGACGTGATAGATAGGAATGTGTACCCACTTGATAAGATAGAGAAGACAACGAAGGCAAACCGCAAGATAGGCTTGGGTGTAATGGGTTGGCACGACATGTTGATACAGTTAGGGATTCCCTACGACTCGGAGCAGGCAATAGAGCTAATACACGAAGTGATGAGCGCATTCAATGAGGATGCTTACCAGGCGTCGGTTGAGTTGGCTGACGAGAAGGGGCCTTTCCCAAACTGGATGAATAGTGTATATAAGACTGATAAGCACCCACCAAGGAACGCGGAAAGAGTGACTATCGCTCCAACGGGGACTCTCGCACTGATTGCAAACTGTTCGGGTGGAATAGAGCCTTACTTCGCATTGGTATATAAGAGAAAGGTCCTCGATGAAACATTTGAGATTAGGAATCCGCTGTTGGAGAAGGAGTTAAGGTACTTAGACCTATCCTGGGAAATAATATGGGAGAATGAGGGAACGTTGAAAGGACTGGGAATGCCGTCCGACATTAAGAGGATTTATAAGACAGCCCTGGAGATTCCATGGAGGTGGCATATTAGGCATCAAGCAACCTTCCAGAGGTATGTGGACGCCGCCGTAAGTAAAACNGTGAATGTCCCGTTTGAGACAACGCAGAAGGACATCGAACAGATGATAGTNATGGCATGGCAAATGGGNTGCAAGGGACTGACTGTCTATAGGGACGGAAGCCGTCAAGTGCAGGTACTCAACACAAGAGACACAAAAGGGATATGTTCAAGGCCGAAGGAAAGACCACACATACTGGATGCTAAGAGCATCAAAATTAAGACAGGATGTGGAAGTCTATTCGCACAGATTACACAGAGTGAGGGACAGTTGTTTGAGGTTTTTACAAACATCGGACGTTCTGGCGGATGTGCACAAGCAACAACGGAGGCACTCTGCAGGATGATATCGATAGCCTTGCGCTCAGGGGTTGCAGTAGAAGAGATAGTGGAGCAGCTAGAGGGCATACGATGCCCGCACATAGGACCATCGGTAAAAGGCGATAAGCCTGTATTGAGTTGTCCTGATGCAATCGCAAGGGCTATCAAAACAGTGAAACCAGTCAAAACGTCTGCGAAGCCAATAGCACCTTGCCCGCTGTGTGGCGGAAGGTTAATGTTCACTGAGGGTTGTGAACAGTGCTCGGAGTGTGATTATAGTAAGTGTGGGTAGGAGTTTTTATGCATCCAAAGTTCGCAGAATTTATTGACAGCATGCTTCCACCAGCGGAAGCAGCAGTAGTGAAGCAGCTCTTGGGACTGCACTGGAGTGGACTAAAGGTCCTTAGGGCCAGTAGCTCGATGAAGTACCACCATGAGAAGGAGAACTATATGCCCTATGGGCTGATTAACCATATCATGAGGACGGTCTGGATAGCTAATGAACTATGCATCGAGGAGCAAGGCAAGTACAATGAGAACGCACACAAGAGAAATGACGTCATTATAGCAGCCTTCCTGCATGACATGGGAAAGATGCTAACTGTAAGACAGTCGCACGCACAGCTGGGGCTTAAGTACCTGCAGGTTGCAGAAATCTCGGANGGGATTAGAGATATGGTCTCCCATCACCACCACAACTGGGATGTGCACCCCTGTCAGACGATCTGGGANAGAATCGTCGCTTTCGCGGACTACTTAGCATCGCGACCAGACGTTGAGATAGCAGCTCTAGCAAAGTGGTATTTGGAACCCTCCGATGAGAAGGAGGAAACTGCATGAGGCGAGAACTAGAGTGGAACTGGGAACATATGCCCTTGAGTAAGTCGATGGTGCATGCATTTGAGCAGTGTCCCTATAGGTTCTTCCTGCAGTTTATTGAGAAGGTTCCAGTCGAAAAAACGCCAGAAATGGCAGAGGGAAACACGCTTCACGCTGCACTTGAGAATTTGTATAAGGTGGTGGATAAAACACAGATAAAGACGGCAGCGGAACTGACGGAGGCTTACATAAAGCATGTCCCTTTTTGTAAGCAAATGACGAACTTCGTGAAGCTCGAGCAACAGCGGTTCGAAAAGCTAAAGCTAAAGCCGGAAGCGTTTTGGCCGAAACTCACAGAAGAGTTTCTCGTAGATCGCAAAATATGGTACTTCGGGACTCTTGATAGGTTTGACGTAAATGAAAAGGGACACGGGGTCGTTATTGACTACAAGATGGGCAAATATCACAAGTGGCTAGACTCGAAATACCGCTTCGAACTTATGGGGTATAAACACCTTCTCATGACAAACAAAGATGAGCTCGCCAGTCGGGGAATTGTGTTTAAAGACGTCAAGTACGGAGTCCTCATCTTCCTTGGACAAGAAGAAGGACCCCTCGTTTGGGAACAGGAGATCAAAGCCGCGACGGAACGCTCATTTTACAAGAAGCTACCTTACATAAGGGAGATGATTACACTGTACAATGATGAAGGTGAGTGGCCTAAGAAAATGACGCCACTCTGCTCGTGGTGCCCGTTTGCAGGAAAGCCTTGCGTACTAAGTGAGCAGGTAGGTGGAAAAGATGGCGATGATGATAGAAGCGGTTGCTCTTAAGGTACTTTATTGGAAAAATCAAGAAGCAAAGAAGAAAGCAGCACTGATGAACGATACAGTAGCGAAGCTTTACTTTAAGGATAAAGACCTAGTTCATGGACCTTATGAAGTGAGTTATAAGGAGCTAAATGACGTGAAAAATATCGGCTTATTTCTGTCTGACGATGCTGTATGGAAAGTGGAAATAATAACCGAGGGACTCGGACTTTACGTGAAGATTTACGGAAGGCGGGTAAAATGAAAGTGAACCTCGGCGAAAAGAAAACAAAGTGTCGGACCTGTGGGCTCTGGACTCCCGCAGGAAAGAAATGCATGTGGTGTGGATCCATTGAGACAAGCAAACCTATGGTAAAGATTCTATGTACTGAATGCCGAAGGGTTACGTACGTGGATAGAGCTCACATTTATGAGAAGCTGACCTGCGCTTGGTGTGGAAGCGACATATCGGTGGTGAAAAAATGAAGTTGGTAACACAAAGAATAGTAGCAGCGAGCCATAGACTACCAGACCATCAGGGAAAGTGCAAAAATCTGCACGGACACAATTGGAAGGTGAAAGTACTGGTGCAAGGAAGCCAGATAAAGAAACCCGGCGACCCTCAGAACGGTATGCTCGTGGACTTTGGCAACGTAAAAAAGGTCATCGATGAACTTGACCACCAGGACTTGAACACCTTATTTAAGGATGAGTTGCCGCCGACAGCCGAAATAATAGCCCAGTACCTCGGAACGCGTTTACTTCATCTCCAGGACAACATAGAAAGAGTTGTTGTACAGGTGTGGGAGAGTACTGACTCGTATATCGAGTGGGATAGCCAAGAGGATATAGTAGTTGCGATCGACGAGGAGAAGGAGATCTTTAAACCAGATGACGCGAACAAGGACATCGGACAAGAGGAACAAGAGCAAGAGGATGGTGAGCAGGATGAAGGTGAATGAGATATTTTCTTCAATTCAAGGCGAAAGCACATGGGTGGGACGGCCGACAACGTTCGTGCGCTTGACTGGGTGTAATCTCAAATGTACATGGTGTGATACGGGATACGCAAGAGAGGAAGGACAAGAGATGACACCCCAGGAGGTAATCGAGAAGATAGAAAGCATGCACAACCTGTATGTGTGCTTCACAGGCGGGGAACCGCTCCTGCAGTATGATGAGCTAATGGACGTTTGGCCCGCATTAAAAGGACAGCTAATAAGTGTAGAAACAAATGGAGCTGTGCCTATCCAGCAGAGGCCGAATGTAACAAAGTTCGTGATGGACATAAAGTGTCCTGGCTCAGGGGCACCGGAAAGCTATTACCAGGTCGCGTTTCAAAATGCTCAGAGGTTAAACGAAGAGGACGACGAGCTCAAGTTTGTAGTTGCTGATGACCTGGACCTAAAGTTTGTGGAAAGCATCCTCGAGAGTCTTCCCCTAGGGATTGTCAAGATAATGTCACCTGTCTGGGGAAAGATGGACTATGAAAAGTTGGCAAAGTGGGTGATGGAACATCAGGAGTATAACGCCATGATGCAAGTACAGCTGCACAAAATCATCTGGGGTTCAAAACGAGGGGTGTAGATTTTGAAGCCAGAGATAAAGAAGGTAAGTTGGGAGGAAGCGGAAAAGTGCTCGCGGAAGATTGCTAAGTGGGCGGATGGCCAGAAGTTTACAGAAATCTTGGCCATAAGCAAAGGAGGGCTCTTCCCGGGGCTGATAGTAGCAAACGTCCTAGAGATCCCGCTCGAGGTGGTTAAGGCACAAAGAAAAGTCGGATGCTCGATTGCATCGATGTTGTATAGGGTAAGGTACCCTGAGTACTCGTTCTTTCTCGTAGTGGATGACATCATAGATGAAGGAATCACTATGATTGAGATAGCACGCATGCTAAAAGAGCAAGGAGCAAAGTTCAAAACGGTCAGTATGTACTGGAAGTTTCACTCAAGGTATAAGCCCGATTTTTATGTTAAAGAGGTCAAGAGTCACTATCTCGTGGTCTTCCCTTGGGAGAGCGAGAAGAACGAAATCCGCAAGTGGGAGGAATGGAATGAAAGATATCCAGAGTGAAAGGGACAGTAGAGGCATTGAGATAAAGAAGGTAGGCATCAAAGGGCTACAGATGCCTCTAACAATAAGAGATAGGGAAAGTCAGTTCCAGACAACAACTGGGGTATGGAACGCGTTCGTGCAGCTTAGAAAAGATGCTCGCGGAACTCATATGTCGAGGTTTGCGGAGGTCTTGTTCAAGTGGAAGGATAAACCAATTAGTTTGGAAGTGCTCGATAAGCATGTAAAGAAGGAGATAAGGAGGGCTTTGAACGCGATGAAAGCTCACTTGGAAGTGTCCTTCGAGTACTTTATACGCAAAAAAACACCTTCCTCTGGGCTAGAGTGTTTACTCCCTGTGGGATGTAGGTTTACTGTATCAGACTATCATGACCCAGTGCTAGAGGTAAAAACGCCTGTAACGACGCTTTGTCCTTGCTCAAAGGAGATAAGCAAACATGGAGCACATAATCAAAGGTCATTTGTCACGATACAGACTATTTCGAGAAGTTGGATATGGATAGAGGACATAGTATCACTAGCTGAAAGGTCAGCGTCCTGCTCAATTTGGCCACTGCTCAAGAGACCTGATGAGAAGTGGGTCACGGAAAAGGCGTACGAGAACCCGAGATTCGTCGAAGATGTCGTAAGAGAGGTGACAGTAAACCTGAGAAAGGAGGCTCCTACATTTGAGATAACGTGGTTTAAAGTTACATGTGAAAACGAGGAAAGCATTCACTGTCATAATGCTTACGCGGAATATGAGGAAAAGGTTGTGTTGAAGCTGTGGCAAAAGGTTACAAAGGATAAGTTTCAAACGAAGCTAGGGTGAGTCAAATGCCCTTGTGTCGGAAGTGCAAGCTTGGTGAAGATGAGAAGGTACAAATGGTTCGCGGTAAAGGACCGCTGAATGCTGACCTTATGTTGATAGGTGAAGCACCCGGGTACGAGGAAAACAAGCAAGGGGAGCCGTTCGTAGGTCCAGCAGGACGCTTGCTAACAAAGCACCTATCTGAGGTAGGCATAAAGAGGGATGAGGTGTACATTACGAATACTGTGAAATGTCAACCGCCAGGCAATCGGAATCCGACATTTGCCGAAGTGCAAGCGTGTAAGGAGCACCTGCTCAGAGAGATAGTAAGCGTAAGACCTAAGATAATCGTACTTATGGGTCGAATCGCCATAATGGCGCTAAGCGGAAGGAAGGGGTCCATGAAAAAACTGCATGGAGCCGTCTCACAAATGACTATTGCTGTGAAGGATGACGCTCAATCAGCTCCTCTGGATGTGACTGTAGTACTAACGTATCATCCGGCGGCTGAGCTATATCAGTCTTTCTACTCTGCATTCATAACGGAGGACTGGAAGAAGATAAAAATGATGTTAGGGAAGTGAGAACATGTTGGATGATGTAAAGAAGCAACAAATGCAGGACAGCAGCAGAAAGGCTGTTGTTCTGATGTCCGGTGGGCTAGACTCGACGACCATTGTGGGAATGCTCCTGATGAGGAAGTTCACGGTGTATCCGTTGTCGATAAATTATGGACAGCGGCACGCCGTCGAAATGGAGGCTATGAAAAACATAGTCAAGTGGTATCAGGATCAGAAGCTTCCTGTCAAAGATGTCTTTGAGCTACAGCTCACGGACCTTGCGCGTATAGGTGGGAGTGCTATCACGGATAAGGCTATCGAGGTTCCGAAGAACAGGGATGACAAGAAGATATCCTCCGAGATACCTGTGACGTATGTGCCAGGGAGGAATACTATTTTCCTCGCGATCGCTTTGGCATATGCTGAGGTGAAAAAGTGCAAGAGCGTCGCGATAGGAGTCAATGCACTCGATTACTCGGGGTACCCGGACTGCAGACCGGAGTACATCCGAGCTATGAGCGAGGTAGCGAAGCTTTCGAGCAAGCGGGCAGTGGAGGGAAAGCCTATCATCATCGAAACGCCAATCATCAACATGGATAAGGCGACAATTATCAAGACAGGAATGAACTGCAGACCACCGGTGCCGTATGCACTGACGTGGAGCTGTTATAACCCGCAGGAAGACACTAAGGGTATTGTGGACAAGGTAAAGGGAACCAAGAAGTACAAACCTTGTGGTGTCTGCGATTCGTGCAAACTACGGGCGAAGGGGTTTAAGGAAGCCGGTTTCGAGGACCCAGCACTTACAGCACCTGCGCCTACGACTCCAGAAAAGAAGGCCTAGGTAGGTGATGGAGGTAAACCCTCTGAGCTTCATGGAGACGCCCTTTGCGAAAAAAAATGTCCAAGGGAGCCAGGAGTTAACTCCCTTGGACAGACTGCGGGGGAAATATTCATCGTGATTTTAGACTACTTCCAGGCTAACAACTACCTTCGAGGCATCTGAGTCGGCCTTCTTATCAACCGCGATCGCAATGTTCGAAGTTCCTAACGGCGGGGATGANGTCCCAACCTTCAGTGAGGTAATATCCTTTATCCACGCGTGCTCCTCGTCCTCTTCTGCATCCCAGACGCTATCGACCAGCTTCATGTAAACTACATCTTCACCTGCACCAAGAGCCCCTAGATACTCTAGGATCTTGTCCTGAATCTGTGTTGCACCATCGGCAGGTACCAAATTCCTGTCAACCTGTACCTTTACGTCAACGTAAATATCCTGCTGAGTAACCTCATACCAGTCAACCGGAATGCCCGCAGGTCTCGAATTCTCGATAGCCGCATCCACCTCCGCATTCGGCGAGCTTACACCCCACACGTAGGCCGTAACCTTATGTATATCTAGGTCTTCATAGATGCTGACACTTATAACACCATCCACTTCCAAAATCGCTAACCTAATCGCTTCCAGCGTACCCCTAGCCAGAGCAGTTAAAGCCCCCTTGCACCTAACCCTAAATGCATCATCCTCTTCAGCATCAGAGCCTCCCGTCGTTGCGCTAGAGTTTGTGAGCGAGACAACTCCAGGTATTGGAGTTTCAAGCTGTGTGATGGTGTTTGCGGCCACATTACCATCCGTCCCAGGGTCCTGTGCAGTAATGTTCGCGGTCGCAGTACCGCCGGCAATTGTTACCGCTGCATCTGTCTCAAACTTGATTGCCTCATCACCAGAGGTCTGAACCACAGTGCCTGCAGGAATCACTGTTCCATTAACCCCGCTAAAGGTAACCTGCCCAGTCGCCTTAGAGGCTGCATTCCTCGTCTGACCTATGAGAGCAGCAACCCTGTCCAACGACTCTCCTGTCGCGTAGTCCACGAAAGCGGAGTAATAAAATGCTTCTGCCATTTCCCAAAGCCTTTGCTCCTCAAGAGCCTGTATCTGTAGGAGCTTCATCAGGGGACTAGTATCCGTCAAATCGATGTCACTCCCGAAGAGTTCTTTCGCTTTCTCCTTCTTTTCTGCGAGAATCGTCTCGTAGGTCTTAACCACAAATCCGTTTGGCACTACCCCATAGGACATCACGACCACCTCACTCTAAGGTTACCTGTGTTTTGATCTCTTCACCAGTTAACATTAGCAAAGACATCGACCATTTCTCTTGCTGCTGACTCCTGGTCACCGAGATCGCGAGTACATTCTTCGTATATGTATACTTCATTGCAGCCAGCTCTAGCTCTCTTTTCTTAACAGCATCAGTATCAACGGACATCACATGTGCGAAGTCAAATCCAAAATCAGGAGCAAAGATATCATCCCCAAGGTGAGTACGAAATAAGACCTCGAGGTCCTGCTTTACTTTGTCCTGTCCCTCGATCATGTCAATCTCCTTAAGGTCGTTAAAGACAACATCCATCTTATCATCGAGTTTAAACGTCTTTCCGTACATCTAGGACACCTCCACTTTATACTGTACTCCTGAAACGTTAGCCACTAGCCAAACCTTCCCTGAGACTGTTTCCTTCCAGATTGCTTGTGTATTAGGTGCCAGCGCTGGCTCGGTTGCTTGCACATACGTAGGTAACGCTGTGCCTCCGCCACCGCCTGAGCCCCACTTGCTTGTAACCCCTTGTGAGTGACCGTAAATTGTGTCTCCATCCCTCCATATCATTCCATTTTCAGGAACCTCAGGAGTACCACCGTCAGTTAGCCAAACAACTTTTCCTAACTGTACCTTATCTTTATCAAAAATGACAATGTCTCCCTCTGGAATCTCCCACCCGTTAATCTCGAGCTCGTTCTGTGTGGCAAAACCCCCAAGGATAAAGGCATCGCGGTAATGAAACTGTACATCGTTATCTAGGTCTTTCTTGACGACTAGCTTATTGTCCACAAGAAGGTTTTCCATCGACCACTTGGAGAATCCAGCTAGAACCACATCCCCAATTTGGATGGGCATTAGAACAACAGATGTGCCACCCTTAGGAAACACTACCGGTACATCTAAAACCTGCACGTAGTTTTGCTTTTCCCTCGTTACCTTGACCCTTATGTCGCACGTCATCTCTTCCCGGTGAACAGCATCCACTATGGCGGGTACTAAAGTCCAAACCCCAGTGAGCCTCTGATTAATTAAATCCCAGACTCTTTTCGCTGGACCAGGGCCTACAACCGGCAACTCTATCCTTCCTCCTCATCGAACTCTTCATCAAATTCGTATGGAATGCCTTCTCTAAAAGCAAGAAATGCTTCCTGAGTCCCTTGGATCTTTTTTATGTTCGCTTCAATCACATGTTCATTCTGATTACTTACATACTTGAAGCTCTGAACCTTGAATAGCTGAAGTTCCGATGAGTATGTAATAATGTCCCCTTTTCCTCGTTCATAGGACTCCGGAATGCTTTCAACCAAGAAGACAGTGTCCTTATTAACCTTAGGAATGAGAAACATACGCAAGGTCCATTCATCTTTCTTTTCCCCGGTTGCCTTAGTGTCTGCTTTTACCACCGAAATAAGTCCTGATTTAGCATTAACCCTTAGCCCCGTTGGAAAAGCATAATTTTTCCTCATAGCATAGAAGTTCCCGTTCCTGATATACCACTTCCAATCGCTTCCCATTTTCTTATTCACAATAACATCGATCCACCGTCCAATAGACTGGTCGGATGTGACATAAAACCTTTTTTCCGGGACCACTGTACCATCATCCTGAATGAATGCCACTTGAACCGCGGTGTAGCTCAACAACTTCTTTAACACATCCATCCACTTAGTCCCTTGTACAAATGAAGCATTAACATAAACATTCAATAAATCCTTCGTTTGCTCTTTACAAATAAACTTAGTAATAATATCAGCACCCTCTCTTCTAACCTCAACAGTTTGCACTTTACCTATAAAGATTGTATTATAGAAATCTAAATACCCACTCTTTAGAACTACATCAGAGTCCTGCCCAAATAAACTCCCGAAGATTCCCATATTCCAAATCTCAATAGTCGTTTCCACTGATTTGGAACTACTATCCCCGTTAACCTCAAACTCGATCCTCATGCCTTGGCGCCATTTTCCATTAATATATTTTCCGGTATCGTAAATTCTTCCCTTGAGAGCCTCCCCTATAGCTGCCTTAGGAGAAGGTCCTATTGCCACTTCCGTATACCTTCCAAATAGCATCTTACGACATCCCCGGAAGTCCAAGCACTATTTGTACATTTTCCTTATCCGTTGTAATTGGTAGCATTGAGAAGTACGGAGTCCTCCAAACAGGCTCATAAACAGCGATATCGTACCCAGGAACTAGTTTCCCATGAAACACTACCGTCTTATCGAATACTCTAACCACAGATGCTATGAGAAAATCCTCTATAGCGTTATATCTAAATGAAAACATGAAACTAACTCCATTGATCACCGTGAAGAATGACTGAGGGTAACCGATCTTTGCATCTGTCTTAATCTCAAAGACATTCATAACTTCTCCTCCTTACTTAGGCCAAATCCATCCGGGACGATTATTCTGAACCCACTCTACAAAGTTATCCCAAGCGGACTTATTTTCTTCATTCTTCTTGTGCGGCCGATAAAGGGTTACTTGTTCTCCATCCTTCGTAATCGGTGAAACCTCGTACACTTTCCCATCTTTATCAGTCACATATTGGAAGTTCGCAGGCAAGTATTCCACAGTCATTATTTGCCTGAAAGATATCTTAACATCGAACGTGTTAGCCGAGGTATTCTCGACCGTAGGTTCTAGTGAAGCAATCACCATCCCATCAAATTGTCCAAAATCACAATACATTGTAAATGTTTTCTTATTCCACCAAGTCATGTACAGCCACTCGTACGCCTCGTACCTTGTCCTAAACCCATATTTGCCAGGGCTATGGTCATCGAAGAGGCGGAGTCTCATCTCAAAGCTCGGCTGCGCATGGAGTATATGATCCGCGATGACTGCTCCTGATTCTACTACTTCTTCAGTCACTTGCGAGCTAAGCGATAGGTCAAGTGCCGAGACTGCCTTAAACTGCCTAACCTCGATTGCGTTTCCGTCCTTATCTAGGAACGCAAGGTAAACGTCTTCGTTCATCGAGTCACCTCTTCTGATTCAGCTGCAAAAGACGCGTTCCACCGTTTCATTGCTTCATCGGCAGCCTGATTAATCACATTCTTTAACTGGTCCTCCTGCATTGGACCTGCGATTTTAACCCCTCCGAGGTTTACGCTAAGACTTGGATTAATAATGCTAACCCCCTTATTAACCGTAGCCGGGGGAGCTCTAGGCCCTCCTATAGTGGTCATTTCACTCAACTTAACGCTCTTCGCCCACTCCTTGTTCGTGCTCTTAAGAGTGTTACCCAAGTCAGCGACAGAAGCCTGTGCAGCGCTTGCTCCCCAGGCAACATGNTCGAAGATAGTGTCGGGGCTTCCAAACATCCAGTCCCATCCCGCCTTAAACCACTCGGTGACTTCCTTCAGATGTCTCACAAGCTCAACCAGTGCCATTATAAGCGCGAATATCGCTGTTATGATCAACACTATCGGGTTAGCATAAAGACTCGCGTTCCATGCCCATGTTGCAATCGCAACAGCAGTCAAGCCCACCGTTAAGAATGGCAGATTCCCTGCCATTGCTGCTATTGCACCTATGAGAAACAATATTGGTGAAGCGCGCATGGCCAGATTCCAGTTCCACTGAGCGATGGTTGCAAGCCTTGTTGCCATAATCTGCGCGTACATCTGGAGCGTTTGCAACTTCATCGCTACCCATGCGCGAAGGTTCGAGAGAGCGGTGATATTCATAAGCTTATTGTACAGCACCAGCAGGGCATTATAAATCTTCTGTGCGATAATATGTCTATTGACCGTGGCATTAAGTACCCTCATCGATGTCGTAAAGTGTAAAGACGCAATATTCGCTGCTACAGTAGCAATTTCCAGTGCTATCATGCCTGCAGTTGCGGCTGCCACCCAGTAGTTACCCTCTTTCATCGCGTCATCAAGAAACATGAACTCTAGAATCAATCCAGCAGCGGCCGCTGTCACCGCTACTAGCTTAAGTGCCAGGAATGATAAGCTAACTGCCGTCTGCCTTGCCGCAATCCCGAGTGCCCCGAAAGCCTCTTTGAAAAGCATCGCACTCGTCATTCCTTTACCCATCTGCTTATTCAATAGTACGACTGCAGCTGCCATCATNACTAAGGTACCGGTGGTAAGTAAGATCTTAGACCCTATCGTCGTAAACAAATATCCCACGATCACTAACACCCCTATCAGTACCTTTATCGGTGTCGGAAGTCCTAGCATCCAGTCTGCAAGGGCTTTCAGTAGCTTATTCCACCAGAGAAAGATGGGTGCAATCTCCTGAGAGATAGACGCGTATAATGCCTCTAAGCTACTTTTGAACATTTCCGTAGTTCCCTTTAGGGTTTCTAGCCTTTTAGCTGTTACCTCAGAAGCGATTGCAGCATCCCGAATGACGCTNTCCGCGTTCTCAAGATCCACCGTAATAGTTGAAATTATCGCGTCAATTTCTTCACCAGCAAACCCCATTTCTGACAGNTGACGTGCCAAATCGGCAGTGTCCACCGTTCCCCGGGAGACTTGCTCTCTCCATCTCAAGAGTAGTTGAGTCGAATCCTCGGAGAACCGCATGAAAATAGCTTCCTTAGCAGCTGCTGCAGTTAGACCTAGCTCCCTCTCCCTGATTGCATCACCGCCTTCACGCAGCAGCGCTGACCACATGGTGATCGATTCAGCACCAAATAGGGCTGCTAAAGCAGAGTTTCGTTCAGCAGTCGCCATCCCGGACATAGCACCATTCAACTCATCCACGACGTCCGCGAGAGACTTAACATTACCCGTCTCGTCAACTAGAGACAATCCCAAGGTGTCAAGCATCTCTTGGACACCTTTTGTCTCCTCTGCAACTCCACCAGCGGCCTGTTGCAACCTTATCAAAGACCTTCTTAACGCTCTACCCGCCAAGCCCGCTCGGACCATGTTATCGGAGGCAATCATAAGAACGGCAAGCGTCTCTTCCATCGAGATTCCTGCAGCCTCTGCTGCAGCGGAAGCAAACTTCAGTGCCTCTGCGAACTGATCCACGGTAGCAGCTGAATGTGTGGCTGCTTGAGCGAGCTCTGAAACAACTACTGTCATGCTGCCCGCAGTATCAGCGGCAGTAGCCGTATTAAGATTGAATCCACGTAAAACACCGACAGCCAGATTAGCAGCAGCTGCAGTATCCACAAGCCCAATGGTAGCAAGCTTCAAAACTCCTCGTGCAGCACCCATCGTTTCCTGGAAGCTCAAACCCGACATGGCGAGCTCTCTCATTGCTTCGCCTGCTTGTGCTGCTGTCCACTCGGTATCTCTTCCTAGCCTTATCATCTCTTGACGAAGCGCTCGCGTGTTTTCCTCGTTAGCATTCATAATAGTGCCAACGACGACGGACTGATGTTCAACCTCCGTGTAAGCCTCCACCATGTCTCCCATCGCTTTCCTAAACTGCATAGAGGCCCTTGACATCAGTCCTCCGGCAGCAAGCATACCGAACGAAAGAAATAGAAGCGAGGTTCGAAGACCAGTCATTGCTTGAGCTTCAGCATCTGCCGCTTTCCTGCCCTTGTCCATCTGTTCAACGACTTGATCCATGCCCTCTATCTTCATTTTGAACGCGATGCCTCCAGCTCCGGGACCAACGATTTCTTCCCTCGGCCTTCCAACCATGTTCTCACCTGAATTGAACAGCGTGCTTACTTACCGGCCTTGGCTTCGACTGCCCCCGCTTCTCACTAAAGACTTGGTTCTCATAGTACTCCTTGAGGAAAATTCTGTGGCGAAAGAACTTTTGCAAAGGCCATCGCATAACGGTGTCTACGTCCCTGCCAAATTCCTTCGCGACCAGAAAAAAATCATACTCCTCTTCCTTCACTTTCCGAGCAAGTTTTTTTGCACCACCTCAGATAGTCCCAAGGCATTCTCAATAGCAGAAATGAGCAGTGTCAATGGTCCCGGCTTCAGTCTATCAACATCCACACTAGGCTCCACTACGCATGCTTTCACCAGCTCAGAGAAGTACTGCTTCCTGTTCAGCGTTCCGCGGCGAACATCCGTACACCTATCGATGATGGCGGTATATTGCTCGCCACTTATTTCCCTTATCTTGAAGGGAATCCCCATTATGAGCTCTTCATGCAGCACTTCCCCATCGCAGTACATCCTGCTAAGGTCAGGCCCTGGTCGCTTTGGTTCTTCCATAGCTTTCACTCCTGGTAAGGAAAAACAAAGGCGGAGTTATTCTCCGCCTCACTCTTCCTTGTACCCGTAACCCATGAAACCCCACTCGTAGTCTGGGGCTTCCTTCTCGTTGGTAGCGAACTCCGGCCACTTCGTTATAACGCAGTACTCGATGACCTTGCGCTTAAAGCCGAACGCATCCTCCCAGCCTGGGTCAACAATGACCTCGAACTTGAAAGGCTGGAAAGGTGCATCGCTTTGCATCGCTTCACGCTGCTTATTCAAGAGCTGCCTCAAGTACTCGTTACTATCGCTGACGGACTTCAGGGTAACGGTTGCTTCAGCCCCAGAGGACGGGTCCACATTAAACCCGACCTCGCCCTTAAGTCCGCTTATCAGCGTCGTCTCAGCAGTCGGCGTTATTCCAAAGCCATCCGGGCCTATGCCCGTTATGACTTCGCCACCTATTTTCAAGGTGACCCTGCGCACATCGAAAACCTTTGGAGGTTCTGCTCCCTGGTCAGCCATTTACGTCACCTCACAGCTGTATCGCGAGATTCAGCCTAATCTCCTGGATGTGACCCCTCAGGTATATGGTGACATAGACATTCTTCAATATCCTGTCAGTCCTATCTGCCTCAGGGATATCCGCGAAATCAGGCACTTCAACCACGTAGCCGCGGTGGAAATCTCCTCCCGAATCGGTCCACGGAACTCTCAACGCACCCTGGAGAACAGCGTCCTCACAGGTGTGCTGGATCGTGCTCTTCACGATTGCGATACCACTCGCATCGTACGGGATAGCCGTATCCTGGATAAGGTCCCCGAGGTCCTGCTTGATAGACTTCTCGAGCCAGTACCTCGTCCTCGTTATGTCCACGTACTTGTAGTTACTTCCCTCAGACGTTAGTCCATCACTCGGGCGATACTCCCCTGACCTGTAGAACAGGGCGTTTATCTTCGATGTCTCAAGGTCAGTGACTTCAGTCTTCGAGAACTCGGTAATGTTGTCCGAGTCAAGCCCTTTGATAGGCTTCCACATCATCTTATCCCAGGGAACGACTAGTGACATCCTACCAGCCACTGCTGCTCCGACATCGTCGTCTGAACTCGAATCCTTGTGAGCTATGAGCATCACGTTCATAGACACATAGGATGTAATACTGAGATCCGTCTTCTGAGTATCCTTGGTTTCGTCACCCCTGCCTGGGATGACCGTCATCCACGTGTAGGTGTCACAAAGGTCTACGATCTCAGACAAGATACCCCAGTCCTGCGGTCCAGCACCTCCGTTACCGGCTCCATCGGTGAACGCGCAGAAGTAAACAATATCAATGTCGCTTTCGTAGTCCTTGATGACTGCCTCTAACGACGTCAGATCGTAGTAGTCGTAGTCAACGTTCTTGTTACCAGCACCATTGATGAAGATCTTGGTGCCTTCTGAGCCGACCTCCGCTTTGTTGGCCCCTGGGTCTACTGGAGGATCATTATAACCATACTGTACGGTGTACCCGACAATGGCCACGGTCCCTCCTTTCACAGGCGAATGGGCGAACGAGGCAGCAGCCCCTGCAGCTATCGACTCGGCAACCACGCTCTTGACGTCCACCTTCACAGCCCAAAGCTTGGCTACGCCTTGGTTGAAGACCATCTGAGCGGCTTTATACACTTTGCTAGAGCTACCGAAATCGGTCTCGATATCATCGAGACTAGTGTAGGACTTCACTACATTTTCTCCTAGTCCGCCACCTTCATTCTCACCAATGAGGAGAATGTTACCGTAGGACGGTGACACTTCCCCAACGGCTTGAATCGTCGTATCAATTATGACTGGTTCGACTGGCATCTAGCTCACTCCTTTTGCGCCTTCATTATCTTCGCGATGATTTCCTCTTTCTTGTCCTTCAGGTCTACATCCAAAAGGAACTCTTCCTCGGCAATCTTGACCACTTCAGACTTGAGCTTGCCGCTTAGCTCCTCGGGGGTGTAGCTCTTCTTCTTCGACGGGGTCACTTCGACCTTCTTTTTGTCCACGGCCACCGTGACCTCCTTAATTAGTCCCATCTTAAGGGCACGTCCGACCTCGAACTCCTGCCTAGCGGAGAGCTTATCAAGGACAAGCTCCTCACCGGGCATAAGAGTCGTGTTCAGACTTACGAGCTGAACTGCTCGGTTTGCTTTTACCTTCTTAACCATCTTCTCACCTCACCCTGGATACACTGGAACCTTCTCAATCACATCGATGGATTCAATGGGTTCTTTCTCAAGAACCTCCCAGTAGGATACATTAAGCGTAAACGTCCTTCTCCTTGTGATTGCGCCCTCAATCTCGAAGTCCGTATTACTTATCGCGGAGATGGCTATCACAGCCATATCGTCCCTCTGAAACTTATACTCGAACCATTGATGAACCTCTTTGGCGATTTGCTCTGCAATGATGATTCCATTTATCTTACGCTGTCCCTCAAAGACGTCTTCCGCGTAGATCTGTACCATCAGAACATCATGCTTCTTTGCGCCTAGTGTTCTCCTCACCCAAGATGCAATGACTGTAACTGCCACATCCGTATTGTCATCCGGATACTTAGGTCCGAGGAACTTGATTTTGTCATCCACTAGCTCGTACTCCGAGGGATCAAAGACATACTCTTCATCACCGTAGATGCCTTCAACCCTCACAATTTGTGTTATTTTCGTTGTACATAGCACATACTCATGGGTTGGTTCCATATACCTTACCGTGCAGGTAACCTTCTTTTGCTGTACAATGATATCTTTCAATACCCTATTATCAACCGCATCTTGTAAGGTGTACTGTAGTACGATAGCAGGAAAGCTCTGACACTGGTACTGATTTGCGTATATCTTCTGAGCATGAAAAGGGACACCTTCCACTGTGAAGTCTTCAGGAATCCCTCTGATGATGACTCTTTTCTGCTCTTCACTTAGCATTTACCCGTCACCTTCTGAATATCATACAGCATCACACACCCATGCTGAGAGTAGTCTTCTGCTCCGAGGACTTTCCATTGCTGCCCCTCTTCATCGATCACGATGTCCTGAAGCTCAATCTCTGGTAAGGTGTCCTGTGAGATTCTGACGTAAAGTATTGAGTCCCCTTTCCAGTGAGCACCTCTCTCTTCCAATTGCAGCGAGTATACCGGCACTATGACACCTTCAAACTGTATCTGCTTTTCCGTGCTCTCTTCAGCATACCCATCAACTATCTGGGTTTGTCCCTTCTTCTTCAAAGTAAGCGTCTGCTCGAAGGTCAGCAGTGTTTGTCCCAGATCTCCAAAGGGTGCTGGCAACCTAAACCACTTCCGCAACCTTCTGAATCACTGTAAAGTAGCCCTGCAAGACGGTGTACTGCAAATCATTGAGCGGGTCAACCACCTGTAGCTCATACCAGTTCCTTCCCACTGTGATGACTTTAGTATCATCATTCTTAAGCTGAAGCTCCATCCTTCCTGCAACCGCGGAGGTTACCACTATGTCTAGCTCCGTCTTTTCAAGCAATGCATCAAGGTCGTCCTTACTCTCTTTGACTATGAACTTGCGCTCAGTGAAATTAGTCAAATCAAAATCGTCCCCTTCATCATCGATAATGTGAAACTCCAGCTTAATTGCGTCACCCTGATAAATCCTAATCTCAGCATCCGACATGACAAATACCCTCCAGAGAGATTTTCCTTAAAGCTACTCCTTCAATCTCCATTTTAACCTTTGCTGTGCCTTCAACGTTCATGTAGACTGAACCTCCATTGAGATACTCACTCGGATAGGCCTTCCGAAGAGATTAGAAGCATACTGACTAACATCATCGCTAAGCTTGCTGAGCAAAGGTCCGAAGATAGGCCTGGCAGGAATCATTAGCTTCGTGGTATGCATGCCAAGAGGCCAGCCAAGTGCACTAAAGAACCTTCTGACTGCATCTCCTTTCGGAGTACCTGGAGTTACATCAACCGTGAACCCATACTCAAAAAGCAATGCCAAGGGATCGCTGACCCTCACAGTATAGGTCGTTTCGTCATCCTGTACGATGGACAACGAATCGCGGAGTTTTCCTGTATGCAGCAACGGTGTCTCTCCACCTTGTCCGAAAACTGCTCTCGCCCAAATCGTAAACTGACTCAGAGCATGCCAGTTAGCTCCAACGGACCTGCCACTTGTGTCGAACTGCTCTTTCCAGAGCTGCTCAAAACGCATCGCCATGTAGTCCGAGAGCTGTGCAACCTTCTTCTGGATAGACTGTCTATATCCATCTATAGCGTTCGCGATAGACATTGATTCCTCCTCCAGTCCTTGGAGGGACGAAACCTTTAGAGCTTCGTCTGGTCAACTGTCTCTGGGTCTTCGCCCAGCTCGAACGGGTCTTGAGGCCTATCGTCAAACATCGGGGTACTCGTAGCCTTGAATTCGTCAGCAATCTCATTTAGAGCTTCCTGGGCCTCTTCCTTCAAGGCTTGAGCTTTCAGTTCAAGGTCATCTTTCACTGAAACTACTCCGATGCGTACTTGAGAGTATGAGCGTGAAACAATAAAAGAACGCCATGCTGCCCAGGCCCTTACGAACCTGTCCCTCGCGGAACCTGTACCAACACCGAGTTCCGTTGCGAATGCCTCAGCATCATCGATTTTCTGCTGTATGGTGTCATCCGCGACTTCCTTCGGTGTGATACCATTGAGGTGTATCCTCACGTCCGTGATGGTCACAGTCATGGCGTTCCCACCAAGAGCTGGCCTTACGACAGTAGGCCAGTCAGCTCGCGAGCCGCATCATCGAGGGTCTTCATCGGCTGCAGGAACTTCGCGATAGCGTACCCCATCGCGAATTTCGCCTGCATCGAATACCTCTCGACTACGCTCGGACCGTCGAACAGAGTGCATGCCGGTGCTTCCGTGTCCAGGATGACCGCGGTTTCCGAAGCCAACGCTGACTCCGTACCAACCCTCAGGTTCCCTAGCATCTCGATGCCGCCCCTCGCAACAGTAGCTCCACGCTCGTAGACTTCCTTAATGTTCTCGTTCGCAAGGAAGTAAGCGTAGACCTGGGACTGCATCACGATTGCGTTCGGATCATACCCAAGGTCCTGGATAGTTGCAACCACAGGCATTATGTCGTCCATCGGGTTGTCCGTCCCCGTCCAGTCTCCACCAGCGACGTCAGTGAACTTCGCGAACTCCTCAGCTATCTGTTTGTTCTCCATCCTAGCGAGGTCACGCGCAGCATCCTTGATGTTCATCCGCATGATGTCGACTTTGCTGTCCATCTCGGCTTCCTTGCTGATAGCCACATGGACAACGTTCTTCCACTCCTCGAAGTCCAGGTCCTGGTAGGCCTGAGCACTCAGAGGAGCTTCGACGAGAGGCGGAACCTTCTCGTGACCAGCCAGCTTGGTAGCTACCGGCCACTTTCCAGACCTCTTGGTCCCGGTATCGATAACCCTGCAGAACGGCCTGAGGTTATACTTCGGATGGGCAAGCCCTAGAATCTCTTCGACGATGACCTCAGCCTTCATCCCATCTGTGATGTCACTATCGATTACTATGCCTGGCATTTTAGTCACCTCACTTTATGAGCTTTATCATCACTTCGGTGTCGCCATTGGCTGCGTCCTCAACAACCACGCCGGCGGCAATCTCCAGCTCATCGACACCGCCCACCCAAGCAACGGCCTTGCCGTTTGCGTCCGACTTGACGTAAGTACCCTGGTTCAGAGCACCTGCAGCCTTCTCTACTTTGCACGTACCCTCCAGAAGTATCTCGATGTCCGACTGTCCGGACGCTGGAGCCGCGACAGACTCCACCGGCACTCCATGAGGTCCCCGTGCACCTGCGCCTGCTTGTGCCCAACCACTTGTGTCGAATACGTGGAAGCGCTTAGCAGTGACTGCTGTCGTAGTCTTGCTCTTCGCTTTGATCACGTACATATCGCTTGTCTGCATTATCTCGGTCTTCGTCATTTTAGCTCACCGTCCCTTTCCTGATAAGCTCCTCTACCGGTTCCTCGTGCCCAAGCAGTTCCTTCCTAAGAGCCTTCTTCTTGCTCTCCCTCTCAGAAAGTTCCCTCTGCTCCGGGGCACCAGAGGTCTGCGGCTGAGGCTTCGCGTCTGCCTTCTCCAGCATCCTGACGTCATTGAGCAGGACGTTCAGCTGCTCCTTGGGCAGCTTACTAAGCTCAGCGACCATCGTGTCCCTCTTGTCCTTGGTCGTCAAGCCTTTCTCAATCCGCTTGTCGACAACAGACTCGGCAAGGGCCTTAAGCTCAGCAGCCTCTCGCTGGAGCTTTTCCTGCCTAAGAGCCTCTAGCTCTGCCTTCATCTGTTCGTTCTGCTTCTTGAGCTCGTCCTTCTCCTTGTCAGGGGGAGTTGGCGTAGCGGGCTTTGGAGCTGTCTGCTGGGCCGGATATGCAGGGTACGTTGACTTCATACCCTTCGGCACCAGTACAACATACTCCAGAGCTGCCCCATCGACCTTGAGGACTTTCTTCGAAGGCAATGGGTAGCCTGCTAGCTCTTCCTCTGGCGGAGTCTGCGGCGGAGGAGTCTCAGGTTCCTGAGCAGGCGGGTATGCCTGCTGCATGAATTCCTGTGGTGTGTCCTTACCATCCACAATAACCACCAAGAATACTTTAGCTTCTGGCGAATATATAAATAGGGGGTGAAGGGTAAAGGATATCCTCATGAAAGGGCGTTCAAGATGTCTTCATCACGAAGCCTTAGCCCCTGGTTTCTAATACGAGGCCTCTTGTCAAGGATTTCTTTAATCCCCTTTCTAGTGAGATGCTTCCCCTCAACAAACATCTCTATGCACTCAAACCACCAGGAGTATTTCTCTTTATTCAAAAATCTCGTCATTACAGAGCAGTTTTCGATTCCCTGAATACGTAGGGACTTCTTCCTGAGGGTGCTTCCGATAGAATAATTGAGGAGCTCTGCCTTAAGACTCTCGAGCTCGTCGATTTTCCCATAAATCTCTACGTATGGTAAGAGCTTAATACCAAACCGCATCTTGGGTCTGCGATTGACCGAGATACCGACGGTCGCACGCTTAACTAGATGCTTTCCCTTCAACTCGTTCAATTGTGCACACCTCACAAGCAGGATTCTTAACTATGCATACTCTGTCATAACTGACAATCTTCTCAATGATATGACGTACATCACAGCTAAGGACAGTGATTTCAACGCTAAAGCCTGTATAGTCTCCATTCTCGATTTCAAGCTGTTTTTCCGGAGTATCAATTTCAACTGCAATCTTGATTGTGTGCTTCTCCTTATCATACTCGTAATCGATAACCCTCCCATGGTTAGTCTTGTCTTTGTGACTTCCAACACCGACAGGGATTCCTAGGACTCGCTCTGGCCTATCATCCAAAACCTCAGGAGAGTACCAATCACCGTTCCAAACCCCATATGAGAGTGCACTACCAACTACAACGTACTTGTCCCCGTACCTTCCGAACTTTTCGATAGACAAGTACATGGACTGCTGCTTAAGACACTCGCCCTTTTCTAAGGTTTTCTGCAACCCTGGAAGTTCCACTTTGGCAAACTCCCAGAGGTTAATGTCCGCATCCTCTCGTTTCATGGCGTAGGTTCCTTTGAGGTTTTTTCCCGAGAAATTGAACCTCTTGAAAAGGTTTCCATCTTCCAGTATGTTAACCTCCCCGCTGTCAACAATCTCTGTCCATGCAGGTGTGTTCTTTGTCGGGTTACCAGGCTCCCCAGGTTTTATTAGCTCAGGACCGTTGGTACCCTTCTTCCAAAACTCCTTTGAATACGGGTTCCGAATGCTAGCACTCGAGGGTCCTTCCAAGGGGTTCTGGTTAAGAACGTACATCTTTCCCTCGGGTAGAATAAACAAATCCCAGTGTTCTACAGAAGGACCAGCCCTTATAACTACTTGTCCTTTCCACCAGTGATGCTGTAGGACAAAAGACCCTTTCTTCAGGTCGACCGCCACTACACTCTCGAAGCACGCCCACGTTGCCGTGCTATTCTCAGCCAACTCACAATCTGTCGTAGTTCCCAAGTAGTACTTGTCATCTTTCTCTAGCAAGAAGTGCTTAGAGTCGTACTTCTGCTTGACCTTGAACTTGATGTCCTTTGCCTTCACTAACTCGTTCCTAATCCTAATTCTCTCTTCCCTAGAGGCACTAAGCCAGTACTTATACCTCTCGGGAATTTTGTCCCTAATGTCTTTCGGCAAGGCGCTAATCCCTTGAGGAGGAATCCAGTTCTCTTCGACAGCGCTCTTTGTTAGCACATAGGGTAGCTGGTCTTCTGGCATCCAAGAGTTCCAGAAACCAACCTCTTCACCCTCGAGCTTCGACCATGGAAGCTTGTGAGTGTGATTATTTGCCATTTTGACTTCGTAGTTTTCAACTTCATGCCAGTGATTTTCTGCCACAGTAGTCTTTCCCTTACCGTCCTTTCCTATGTGCACTGCATGATGGTGATTATCGCTGTCATCCGTCTGTACTTCTGCCACCATGCCAACCCTTGGGATGAAGCGGAAAATCAGACGTCCACTAAACTTTGCTCCATGCAGGAAATACTCATAAAACCACGTTTTCCTAGCCCCGAATTCAACTTCACCCTTGTCAACGATGAGCATGAATCCCGCTTTCTCCCTAGTCGCACCCACGGTCCCTGGCTCAAATTTACCTTGAACGTCTAGCCAGTCAACTGGCTGTCGAGCCTTCTGTCCTGCTTGTGCGTGGACATCTGATTTCGGCCACTTCCAGTTCACTGATTTCTCATACTTCTTAGCCTCACTGATAGATTCAGGNTCCTTCTTCACGACGCCAGCAGGCTGNGAGAAGATCGTCCACCCTTCCAGTTCGCCGTTAATGTTAGTCCTAAAGTCATGATGGACAGACTTTCCGCGGAAGTGTAGTTGAATAACGAACCTATGGGTCTTTGACTCATCCGGCCAGGATGTTTGCATTTCCTTCTCCTGCAAAAGTCCAGCTTCCTTAGCCACCTCTATCGTTGTTTTTGCGTCATAAATCTTGTCGCTGACCTTCTCTTCGATGACCACCGGTAAATATAACCTAAGCTTATCCTTATATACAAATAGGTTCTCCGCTGTAACCCGTAACGGGGTCCCTAGAGCAACATCCAAAACCGTATTCATCGTCTTACCGATGTACGCGTACTTCTTACCACCAACCATCCTAATATCTGACTCCGCGATGTCCATGCCTGTTGGAACTATGCCCATCTGATAGTTAAAAACACCCTCCGTCTTTGTAGGCAACTTCTCAATGGCAGCTACAACGAATTCCACTGTCCTCTTGTACTTCACCCACTCACTCGTTTGTCCATCCAACTCGTATCTGCTCTTGAGACTCTTGACCATCGCTCCCTCGCTCCCGGGAAGCTCGGCCACCTTCTTACCAAACTGAACCATCGTCTTAGCGTCCTGTGCCACATAGGAAGGCGTACGATTGAACTCTCCAGTACGCGGCACCCTATCAGTGCTCTGCTTAATAGGTAACTTATCGAGATGCTTCATTCTTTCGTCCAAAGAGTAGTCGTGCAGATCGCCTTTCCCTGAGATATAGAGGATATCGAATACATTAGGCACAAGATAGCTGTCTTCACCCTTTTGAAGCGAGTCCGTCTTTCTAAGGAAGCCACTAACGATCTCTCGTCCCTGGTGTTTACCCCTTATCCACATCTCGCATTCCGCATCAATTACGAATTCTTCCGGCCACTCTGACTTTTGAACTTCCTCCACGAAGGTAGGCATCCTATGGTCGATGCGGTGTCCATCGTCTGAGAAGATTTTTACATCTTTACCTTTTCTGTGAATCTGAACTCGCGCTCCATCATACTTCTTTTGCACGACAACAGGATACATATCGTCTTCCACTACCTCCACTAGGGCGTCCCAACCAAAGACAAACCCCGCTTTATATCCAATGGTTGGCTTAAGCGGAGTGAAGAACTCCATTGGCACAATTCCCCTAGCCATCTCTACCGTCTTAAATGGCTTCAATGCCTGCATCTGAATCCCATATAGTGGGATGTGATTTGTATANGGCCCAGGAACATGTCCATGTGACTTCGTTGTATCTTCAAATAAGAACTGTACCCTGTTCGCAAGCTCCGGGGGTAACATACGCAAGATCCTAAACATTATAGGCACATTCATAGGGTCTTTCTCGATGCTCTTAATCAGTATATCGATGTCTCCCTTGGTTTTGCCCCTATTAACGATGCCGCCGGTAAGATAGACATGTGGCCACGACACCCTAAAGTCCTCGAAGTGCTTAAGTACATCTTCCAGGACAATTTCCTCTCCGATAACGTGTCCGCTTGAGCCCACCGGAGCAAACTTCTCGTCTAGCTCTACAGGGCTCTGGTGTGCAATTCCAAGCTCTTCCATCCTCTTTACTACCTTCTCGTGAAGCTGCTTTAACTCCTTTGGATCGAAGGGCTGTTTCTCGTCTATCGTCTGTCTGTTCAAAGCGTTGTGAATCATGAGATGATACGAACGAACATAGTCCTCGTCAAGAGTCTCAATTTCAATGTGCTTAAGGTCCTCGAGGGATAGTACTTCATCCATCTGGATAGCTTCCCTGAGTTTCTCTTTGCCTGGTTTCTGAAGCATTGGAGTATCATCCCTGTCTTCCCACCGCAGATGTCCAGTCAGTCTCTCAATATGCTTATCTTGAGCGTACTGCTCCATCATGGGGCGCCAAATGTTCTTTATAATCCACTCCTGTCTCTCTTCTAAGGACTTATCCCAAGGATACCCCTTGGCAAACTCCACTTTGGCCTGGTAAAGCTCATCACTTTCCCCCTTCTTCCTCTTAACCTCACCGTTCTCTAGGGCAAACTGACTTTCTGTAGCGTCCAAAGGATAAACTAACTGATTAAATATGCTCGCGTAAATGTATGACATACTGTCGAATGAATCGAATCCAAAGCGATTAAAGTACCTGAACTCGAATGGCTTTGAAACCCCGAGGGCATGCATCTTAATACCTTGGCTCTTGATCTTATCCAAAAGTCCAAGCTCCTCTAGTCTTTTCAGGCAGTACGTCCTTTGCGCATGTCCCTTCCCAGGGTAACCTGCGACTTTCATGCTCATCCTACCCAGTCCAATCCAAGCAGGGTTCATCTTGATGATTTCACCTATGCACCACTCATACTCCAGGCAGGTGTTCCCTTGAGGGATAAGCATGACCTCGGTTTCCTTAGGCAACTTCTGCTTGAGGAAATCCTGCTGCCTCTTAATACTCTTGATATGTATGTCATGCTGGAACAATACGTCAGGACCACAAACAACATGAGGAACAACCTCTCTAGTCCTCTGCGCTAGCTCTTCGACGGACATGACAATGTTACTAAAGATACCATTGTCCATTACTATCATGCCCTTATAGCTATCGATCCAAGGCCTTAGAGCACCGCGAGACTTAGTCTGAACGGCACTTATCATGACACCATCCGCTAAGTCTGCTATCGGCTTCTTTTGAGCACCGACCAGAAACATCTTAAGCTTCTTCTGTTTGGTCATTGCAATCTCCTCCAGTAATCCTCCACGTCTTAAGGCATTAATGTAATTGGTTACTTGAACTTTTGCGCATCTTGAGTTTTGATTATTCCATTGCTTCAGTTTTGTGAACTGCTCTCCTAAAGGCAATCCTTTTAAAGACTCTCTGAACGCCTGCCACTTAGGGTCCTTTACGCATCGCTCTATCTCATCTTGAGTAATATTGCCTGAGTGAATAGAGCTCCAATCTTCATGAGTTCGTGGTCCAATCTTCAGCAGTTCATCGTTCGGGTCTACATTCATACCCCGTCTTTTCATTTCCTGCCATATCAGCTTATGCTGGTTGTAAAAGTCTTCCAACGACCAGGAATTGTTCTTTTCATCATGATACTTCCCGTATCTTAAGTACGTCCCGTAAGCGCGGTGACATTGAAAGTGAGCCCAGACGAGCTCTTGGTCAGGAAGGTTCTTCCAGTTACGCCCTTTATAGAATGGCATTTACCTCTCGACCTTGTGAATGTGTGGTCCTACACCCGAGTACAGAGCCACCCAGTTGCGTACCTTGTGCTGATGCCCAGTGTTGTCAGCTTTAGTCTCTCCCATGCCGTTCTCATCGACAACCGCTACGTGGGTGTGATTTTCAGGTTGTGGGGCTCCTGGCCTAACGCCCATAGGAGGAGTTGTTTTAAACTCCTTCTGTTCAAGTTCAACGATGGTTGCTATTCCCATCTGTACGAGCTCAAAAGGGTCACTTACCTGTTTGTCCATATTTTATTCCTCCTCTGGAAATTCTTTTGGCTCCTTCTTCATCTCCTGTATTTCGGCAATTACATCCTCGATATCCGTAGGAGATTTCACCTCTTGAACGGGTGGCGATGCATTCGTAGGCGTCATAACTTGCCACCCCATGATCGCGAAGAATTCCTCCTTAGTCATTGCACCAACCCTTACAGAGTAAGCTAGGGCCCGAATCAGGTCGGCATCGGGTCTTGTGACAGGATTCCATAGGTGTTTTACTGCATATACCTCCGGGTCCATCTTAAGCTCGTTCCTTACAATCCTATCGTACCACTGCCTCTCGATTTCGCGCTTAAAGAACCTCTGTACGCTCTCAATCGGTCCCTCGTATAGTGCATCTAAGGCTGCAGAGAGTGTTGCCTTCGTAACAGTTTTCTCCCTAGCAAAGATAGCTTTAGGCATCTGCCAGTTGCCCATTATCTCCTCGTCTGCCTTCTCGATCGCGCGTACTAGTCCCATGATGTCGGGCTTAAGATCAATCACCTTAGCCTCTATGGCCTTATTGTACACGATGCTTCTGCCGGGCTTAAGCTTGTTTGCGAAGGCATTCATTCTCTCCTCTTTCTTAGCAGGATCCCTTATATCGGTGGTATCCATCTGGAAAAGACCCATAGGCCCCCAAAGTCGTTTTGCACTTTCTAGCAGGTCCTTATACAACTCTAATTTGAGCTTCACGACATTCATTATAGGACTTATCGCACTTTCACCGCGCATGTCCCTTCCGAATGGCATCCTAGGGAAGTACAAGACGTCCTCTACCTCTAACCGTCCGTTCTTTGCGCTTGTGTACTCGAAATAGTCGATCATTTGCGTTTCCTCATCAAGGTGGGGAGTAATAGCTTCTGAGCTTAAAGGTAGTAGCGCAACTATCTGTCCATTNCCGTCCTTTACAATCTCGAACGCAGCCCTCCCTGTTATTTCCCTCTTGATAATCGCCATAGCGATTATGTTATCCAAGTTCACCTTTCTATTGATATTGTTGATTTTGCTCAAAATCTCTTGCGCTTGCGGGGTATTANCCTCTATCGCTGTTCTAAAGCCCTTCCTTGTTGCGTAATGTGATGTGGCATTTATGCACTGAGTCACGAGGGAAACCTTCTTGTAGGCATCCCAGGGTCCAGAGACCGTAAGGTCATTCTGCAAAGCGTCTAGCCAGTCCTCGGAGTAGAGGACACTCCCGTAAAGCACGGCAGACAGCTCCTTCTTCTCTGCTGTCTTTACCTGCAGGTCTCTGACCTTTCTCTCAAGTTTTCTGACCTTTTTCGTATTAAAGAAATCCACAATCTCACATCCTGAATGTTACTGCTACAGGCTCCTCGGACCTTACTTCGCTATTTGATGCTGCCCATACCGCATTTGCAAGTGCATCGGCGACATCCTTCGATCCGCCCCTTGGGTGGTCAACCCTTTGTCCCCGCCTGAGTTCAAGAGACTTAAGCTCATCGATTACGAACGGATAGTTGGGCAACGTTATCCTGTGAGTGTAAAACAGCTCCTTCAGCTTATCATACTCTTCCTTAGTGACATGGTTCTGCATGACATTAATTCCCTCTGATCTGATGCTCTGAATCGTCTCAGGGAATTGCCACGTGTCCGTAACGAATGTCTCAATCCAGCACCGCCTATTGAGCTCATGGACAAACTCCCTTACGAAGGATGCATTCACCTCATGTGAAGTTTTACTTTCATCCCCTTCTTCTCTTGTGTTAAACGGCGTGAACCTATGTAATAAATCGCAGATAATTACATCCCCCTGCCCATGGTGTACGAGTGCAAGCCCGAAGGCGTCATTCTTAAGAGCCGGGTCACCTGCAAGTGTGTACGGAACTCCAGGAATCCCTTGAAACGCTTTCAGCTGTTCCGCGGGAGACACCATATCAGTATTCACTGGATTCGGTCTGTTGACATCTAGACACAACTCTAAGCGGTCTGATTCCTTGAAGTAGACCTCCAGTGAGCTTGTCGGTGTTGCTCCATAGTCACGCCACGCAGTCTCAGGGTCCTTGGTAAACTCATCCTCGAGGCTTTCGAACGTAATCGTAGGATTCACTTCCCATGTCGGATACCTTCTGCAGTACCAGCGCGGATTATCCCTGTACGTCCTGAAAAGCCTCATCGCATAGTCATCATTATACATAGGACTGGTGATAACCACCCTCTTCCCATCCTTCCCGAAGGTCTTTACAGACCTGCTCAAGGTATCGTAAACCATTTCCGCGGAAGCGTTTCCTCCAGTATCCTTAAATCGCGAGAGCTCATCAAATACTACCGCTATTACTGTCTTACCTGCCAGTGAGGCACTGTTGCTGTGCTCCGATCGTATGATGATTTTGCCATCCCTCACAGGGAAAATAAACTCATTAAAGTGCTCAACGTACTCCTGGTTTTGGAACCACGGTGAGCTATCAATCCTAGCTTTCGTGTGAGCGAAAACCGTGTCTCTCGCTTGCCTATCGCTGGTGGCTACGTTGATAATGAAAATCTCAGTCCCTCTGGGAAGGCCGTACTTCCTGCAAGGATACCCCGTGTTGATGAGCTTAAAGGCCTCATAGCAGGCAATCACGGAAGCTACTGTCGTTTTACCGGCTCTCATTCCCCAAATGAGAATCATGTCTTGATACTGTTTTTTAGGGTCATAGAACTCTTGTAAGCTCTGCTTCTGCTTCGGCCAAAGCCACGGTGCATTTAGCAAATGCTCATTCTCTACGAAGAACAGAACGTCATTCATCGCTCGTAGTTCGGTCTTGAGCATTGTATGCAAGGTGGTCATGGAAACATCTCTTTGAATTTAGACTTAAGTTTTTGTTCGCTCTCCTTTACTATTTTGTCAAGCTCATTGATCTTCTCTCTTTTCACAGATACTTTTTCCAGCTGCCCAGTTTTCATATTACGTATGGATATGGTCCCATCTGTACCTACCATGTCTCTCTTCTTTCTCGCTATCCTAGCCATCTCTACTAGTTTTGCTAGCTCCTCGTAGTCCGCGACCGTCGGTATACGCACTCACCTCTATGCATCGATATTGTTAGCCTTAATTGAGTTTCCGCCCACAATTGTTATGCCGGGCGCCGTCTGAGACCCGCGGCATGTATTTCCTGTTACATTCGCGTAATCCCCGGGGATTACCTCCTCGATAGCCTTTCTCATTTTATTAGCAGTCAAGGACGTTATAACATTGCCATTAACAGTCACATACGTACACCCTATGAATTTAATGCCATCATAGGTATTATTGGCGGACTGCCCCGGATTCCTAATAACATTGTTATCTAAAACTAAGCCATCTATGTTCTCTAGCAACACTCCATCATTCTGCACTTCATTAAACACATTCTCCCCTATGATAACATTCTGCACTGAGCTTCCTGACGTAATCTGGATAGCCCTATCGCTAATAACATCTGATATATTCCCCTTGATCACGAGATTTTTTGCAGTTGCACCCAATGAAAAATCCTTCACGAAATCCGAACCTCCATACTGTGTGTTGCCTATTATATTAACGTCATGAAAGTCAGTTTCCAAAGCACAAAAGATCTCGAAGTCTATCGAGGTATTCGCCAAAAGCTCAATCCATCCACAGTTCTTGGCAACCATCACGTACCGAATAGGCGTCCCGCTAGGGTCTGTAAATTTGTTTCCGACGACAGCAAACTTCTGACAGTCTTCCATTCTGAACCCATGTAAACAATCTTTTACATTGTTACCGTAACACAAGCCCCTATGAACGTTATTAAACTCAGCAGCATAGTAGTCATGACCTTCGAAATAGTTCCCCTGTATGTTCACATCTGTGCAGGACCTTATGTAAATGCCAGCCTTCGGAGGAGTGCCACTATTGATAAATCCACACCGCCCAACGTAGACTCCTCCAAACATTCTATAGACCTCTAGTAGCTGGTTATTAAATCCATTGCCATTAAAGATCAGATTGTCGAACTTACAATATTTACCATTACCTATCACAGA